CCCCCACCTCCACCTATAGAAGATCCTAAAATATTATTTGTTTGTGCTATAGTAGCAAAGTCTTCTACTTCAATTTCTTTGTTTCCTGCCATAAATTCTTTAAATTATTTAATTCCTGTTCCAAATATTTAATCCTTTCCTCAAAGGCTTCTTTTTCTATTTCCCTTAATCGATGCTCTTCCTTAAATGCTTCCTGTAAAATTATAGGATATCTTTCATATGAAAAGGTTAATATTGAGTTATGTAATTCTCTAGTTAATTCTGGATAGTATTTATTCCAGTATTGAGCAGAAGTCCCAATAGATATATCCTTTTCATCCATCCAATTATATTTAAATCCAGGAGAATTTAATACTAAAGATAATACTCCAGTTATAGCTTCTATATTGTTTTTATATCTAATATCAGATACAGAAGTATCACCAGCTCCAGCTAAATGAGCTGTGTGTTTGGTAAATATTATCTCATCTTGACTATTAATTTTGGCCATTATTGTTTCAGGTGTTTCTCCGGAAGACTCTAAATCTGATAAATATGCAAGATCTTCATTATTCCATTTAGGATGAGTACCATCATAAGGTAATGTAAAATTATAATATACATTATTATCCTCACTAGGTATTACTTTAATAATATAATAACTATTATCAACATCTATTCTAACTACTTTAGATTTATCTAAACTATAATGGGAGAATCTACCTTCCTGAATAAATGCTCCCCGATTATGTATTAGTTTGGTAGTAATGTTAAGTGATCTCAAATAAGCAGATTGAATACTTTCAGCGAAGACTCCTATTGTATTAGGCTCTATAATAGTTTTATCTAAATAATCAACTAATCCATCATAATTTCCAATTCTTAATCTTGGATTTGGATATACTTCTTTATCCTCAGATTCAATTTCTAGATATGACTTATCTAAACATTCTCCAGTTTTTGGATCTGTTGTTCTGATACTATGTAAGTATAAAGAATCTTGAGTTTTTAAATATAAAGTATCTCCAACATCTGGAAGCTTTTCTAACTCTCTTTTTCTTTCCTCGGTAGTAGCTTCATTTAAATACTCTTCTAAATTATTATCTAAAACATTTTCATCTATAGTTGCGGTTATAATACATCCGGAAATAATAAAAGTTTCCTCATTATAAACCCACTCCAATTCCTCTACCTTAACCCTTCCTTTAGATATTAATTTAGTAGTAGGGATTAAAGTACTTACATCTATTTCCCCCTCAGAATCTTCTGGAATTTCTACATCGTAGCCATAAGAATATTTTTCAAAATATAAATAATTTCCGATATTTATATTATAAATCCCATTTATAGATATCTCATATTTAATAGGAACAACTTCTCCCGTTTCTTCTTCTGGGACTATTTTAGATATACTAGATATAACTCCTTGTGGTTCAAAGAAATAATTAGTATTTAATCCTCTAGTAATAAAATCCTTCTCTTTAGATGAACTATCCCCAAATGGACCTTTAGCAGAATTTCTCACTATTAAATTATCTACTTCTAAAGTCCATTCGGAATTTATATTCGCTAATCTATATCCAGCCATTCCTTCTATGAAATAATCTGATATTATCCCAGAATTAAGAACAGCTTCATCTTTTACATACATATTCCCATCTACTTCAAAATTATAGTTATAAGTTGGAGGGTATCCTATAGATATATAATTCCCATTTATATATGTAACACCTTCCTTAGAATTAAATTTAATACCAGAAGTATTAGTATCTAAAGTTACTCCACTATTATTAACTATTATATCTAAATAATCATTCTGATTTTTTATCTGCATCCCATTTGATCCTATTACATTAAAATCTCTAGGTCCATGAAGATTATTTTCTAAATTAATAGTTACTTTATCCTTAACTATTCCTCCGGAATTAAGACTTAAATATAATTCCACTAAAGTCCCATTATCATTATAATAATGAACTTTATCATCTGAATTAAAATAAACAAAATCAATAGGTAAAATTGCAGTATTATCTTGATTATTAATAATAACTTTTAAATTTCTCTGAGCAGTTCTAATCTGTTCTAGAGTAAGATCTTGATTATAATTAATAGCTAAATAATCCTCAGAATTCTCTACATCGTCTCTTTTAGATAGTACTGGATATAATACTCCATTTATTTGAAAATAAATAGCATCTTCCGATTCTACAAAATACCAACCGTCAGCAGTTCCTATATCACTTTTATTCTGAACAATATTTATACTCTTATCATTACCATCAGTCTTAGATATCTTTCCGTTAGAAATAAGATCCAAGAAAGCATTTCCGAATCTAACTTTTACATTACCTTTTCCATTAAGAATTATATCGGTATCAGCAGATCCAACCATTAAATATGGCTTTCCTAGAATCTTTTCTACTTTAATAAGTTCTCCCATAAAAGTACTTTATTATATTTTACAAATATAATAATTCTAGGCAAAGAATCCAATAATTAGTATATAATAAAAAAAAAGAAGAGAATCTCTTCTCTTCTTTCATTTTTGATAGTTAATCTCTATCTTCCTTATGTTTATGTTTTAAATGCTTCATATAATGATAGAAAGCTTTTCCTTCTGGGATAGCTTTATCACGTAACCATAAATATGTAAGCTTAGCACACATTTGAATATCGTCTTTACATAAATCCTTAAATAAATGATAACAGATATTTAATGCATAATGCCAATCATGTTCATTAAAATCCTCAAACTCAACTCCGAATTTTTTAGCGACTTGTTTTGATTCCTCATATTCAAATTCAGCTTCTTTTACTTTATAATCTTCTATAACACACTCAAGAGCTTCTTCACATAAATCTTTTGTGAAATGAGGACCATTAATCATTTCATAGAGTTTAAATTTAATTATATGATACATTTCAGGACATTCTTCTTTTAAAGATTCCATCACATCAATAAATTTATCCTCTAAATCTTCGAATAATTCAGAATCGTCATCTTCATCATCTTCGAATAATCTAGATCTTTTATGTTTATATTTATATTCTTCCTCGTCCTTCTTAAACTTTTTATTAGTTCCTACATATTCCTCATCACTTCCCTCATTCTCATCATCTTCTCTAAATCCTCTATATTTCTTAGATTCTTTAGCTTCGTATGGATAATGTTTCTTATGGGATTTCTTTTTACTTCCCATCTCCGACATCTCCCGTAGTAATTTCTTCATTCCTTCTATTGATTCCATTGCTTATAATTTTAGTAAGTTCTTCAATTTTCTTTTCTAAAGCTAATATCCTATTATCATCAGAAGAAATTCGTCCAAGTGAGGGATCGTCTCCTAATAATTCTTGTTCTACTTTTTCACATTCTTCTACTATTTTATTATATCTATCTAAAGATTTAAGTTGATTAGTAGCGTCAGTTTTCCTTACTCTGATTTCCTGTAATACATCCTCTTTGGTGATACATACAGTACGTGTATCAGCTCTAGCTATAGACATATCCCTAGTTACAGTAAATGGGAATTGAACACCGTTAAATAATGCGGTAATAGTTAAACTTTGAACCGGTTGATTAATTCCGGTCTTCTGCATAAGAGTTTGGTATACATTATTTAAATTCTCCTTAGGAGGTTCATTAACAATAACTGTTTGAACTAATCCTTTTATATAAGTTAAATCCTTTTTAAATTGATTATAATCAATTAAATATAAAACATCACCTGGTTTTAATTCTCCGAAATTCATAAGATATTATTTTATTTAAATATTAAACATTACGCACTAGGAGTAGCTGCTACAGCAAACTCTAATGCTACATTTCTTGAAAATTTATTAAATGCTCCATCTGGACATCCACCACAAGTATTAGTAAACGTTTCAGCATCATTTAAAGTAGTTGTGGTAGTTATAGTAGGAAGAGTACCTACAGGAGGAGGAGTAGTTAATTCTAGAGGAATAGTTATAGTATACTTCTTCACAGTAGTTTTAAGAACTGAACAAGAAACAGGTCTATAAGTTATCGTGTGCACTAGCGAATAATTTAATAGAAACACATTAGAAGTACTTACTCTAGTTATAACAGGATCTCCGATAGCAATTGTACTAGAAAATCCTTCTCTACATATCAAAGATGGGAATCTTTCTACTACTTGGAGATAAGTAACTCCTTCATTAACGAATCCTTTATTATTTATTACACTCATAACAGTATTGTATTAAATAAGGGAGATTTCTCTCCCTTACGATGTTAATATTTAAATTAAGCAGGAGTTACAGTTGTTGAAGCTGCACATCCGCAACCATTGTTAAATCCACATCCGTTATTACAGCCACATCCGTTATTGTATCCATAAGGATAAGCTTGGTAAGCAGGAATTGGTCTCGGAGGAATTATACATTCGAGATAGTCCAATTTAGCGGTAATAGGACTAATTAAAGCCTGTAAAGCATTATATTGCTGTAAAGTCTGAACACTGTTATTCAATTCAGCATTTCTAGTTTGAAGAGCTTCAATCTTGTAATCACACATCATATCTTTAATAGACTGGAATCCTTGGTTAATAGCTATAGTCTGAGCATCTATTTTAGATCCTACATTAGCGAAACCTTGATTCATGTTATTGTTTATATTACAAGTTTGTTCCTGACAACGTAATTGTTCCTGATAACCTAAACTAGTTAAATTTAAATTAACAGCATCTATTGATCTCTGAGTAGAGCAGCAACATTGATTAATAGCTTGTTCAATAGAACATCCAGTAGATTGAATAGTACTTAAAATAGCACTATTAGATGCACAAATCTGATTGATTATATCTTTTTGACCAAGACCTACAGTCTGACTAACTTGATTAATAGCATTCTGTATTGCGTTAGTATCACAATTCAACTGATTAGCTAAATTCTGTACGAAGTTTACATTATCTCTAGATGCGGAATTAATAGCAGTTAATAAATACTCGTTAGACAATGCTGATTGTACTTCCGGAGTTCCTAAACCTGCACCGAATCCGTTACGTCCGAATCCACCAAAGCCACCATTACAAAAAGCTAAGATAAAGATAAGCCAAACAGCCCATTGACCTCCCCAACCATCGTTATTATTTCCGTCTTTAGATAAAGCTAAAAGACCTGCTAAATCATTTATTCCATTAGTACTTCTTCCAGCTTCTGGAATAAAATTAAAAATATTAGGCATTCCACTGCCCATTTCGGTAAAATTTTATATATTCCCTAGTATCAATAAGTATATATAAGCAGTTATGTCTATGGAATAATATTATATTAATAAATATAATAAATATTTATTCTCTACCTTCTATGATTAGAGATTCGAGAATAAAACTATTTTGATAATTCTGATTATAAGCTCCTATAGTAAGATTGGTATTTTTAAGTTTAGTTGTATAAATGTTAATCAGTGTAGTACCACTAAGTTCTATGTCTGTAGGAGATGTATTATATTCGATATTTAGATTACCTTCTTTAATTTTTATTATACTAATAAATCTTTGATTATATACTGAAAGATTAAATAATTTAAAGGTCTCAATCGAACTTCCTGTACTATTTACTATATCACCATAAATTCCAAGTGTATTAGGAGCTTGTACTAATTTAATAAGTAATCTAATTTGAACATCACTTAAACCATATTTTATATTCCCAGAATATACTGGATATAAAATATCTTTAGTAATATCACGTAAATCTCTTAAGTATCCAGAACAAGTTATTTTAAATTCTGGATAATATGTATTAATAGTAGTATTTCCAAATGTCTTTACTAAATACCCATTTGTTCCGGAGAAAATAGTTCCATTAGATGTTATACTTGAATCTGATATACCTTCAGTAATATAAGTTGGAGAACCTTCTATAAATCTATTAGTTAATCCGTTATAATTAAGAAATACTCCAAGAGCTGATTGTATGCTTACATCTGGCACAAAATCTTCACTACTATAACTAGAAAGTAGATTAGATTTTGCACCTAGATTTATTGCTTCAGTCTTAGTTATAAATTCAGATCCTTTCCCCCCCCCTGTTATAGAAGTTCTTAATTTACTAGCTGCTTGTGAGCGCGTTAAAAATTCATAACTCATATTAATTTCTGTATTAATAGGGTTAGATCATTTAATCTAGTATTTAAAGAATCAATTTCTTCTTTAAATCTCTTCTTTTCCTCTTCTCTTAATCTATGTTCTTCTTTTAAGGCCTTTTGTAATACTACTGTATAACGTTCGTATGAGAAGGTTTTTGTTCCATCTTCCATCTCATGTACTAATGTTGGGATTTTATCTTCCCAATATTGTGCTGAGGTACCTATAGAGGTAGTTTTCTCATCTTTCCAGTTATATGTAAATTCTGGAGCATTGAGGACTTTATTTAAAGTATCATCTGGTAGAGATTTAAGATTAGATTTAAATCTTATATCTGATGTAGACTGTAACCCTGCTCCGGCTGAACATACTACGTGTTTACTGAAAGTAATTTCAGACTGAGAGTTAATTTTTGACATAATAGTAGCAGCTGTCTCAGCACTTGGTATAGAAGGCTTATCTGAGATTTCCGACCATGAATATGATGGTTTTGTAGAGGCTTTTGCCCACGCATACACATCAGATGCTGGCATAGATGAGGGGAAATCAGTAATCTGAGATTTAGTATGTGTGTGAGATGATGGAGTGAATGTTGAAGGCTTACCACCGATAGCATTCCAAGTTAATTCATCAGCAAATGCAACACGTTTCCAAGAGTTCCAGGTAGAAAGTATACCAGTTCTAAAATAAAGGCCCTTTGTAGGTACACCCCCATTCCCATTATATCCTACAAGTTCCCAGGAAGAATAGTCTGTACTCCATCCATGTACATGAATACCTCCCCAATAATCAGAGGTAGGCATCATGTTATTAGTAAATATAGCTTTCAATATATTACTCCCTACATTATTCGGGTACAGTGCAGTATTTCTGGTATCCTCTATTAGTAATGAGGAATGAGTATGTGAACTAGCAGCTGCCCCAATAGCAGCAGGAGTGATATTCACAGTTTTAGCTGCATTAGGAGTATAGGTAGTATTAGTAGATCCGTTGAATTGGATAGTCAATGATGCTATATTATATGTATCTAAAATAGTATAGTCTGTACCACTCCTTCTATGGATCAGATTATTAGCCCCTGACTCCAATCTAGTAAATCCTTGAGCAGTTCCAATAATTACATTTCTAGATCCATATGCATTTAAATACATATCTTCTGAATAACTAGCACTAGCTCCTATATATCCACATCTTACATCTCCTTTATAAAAGTCCATGTAAGCTTCTTTATTAGCTGAGGTATTCTTTAAAGATAATACAGGACCAAGTGTTGTTCTGGTAAGAGTCCCTCCAGATAATGGTAAAAAATCAGATGTAGAAGGAATTTGAGATACTTTAGCTAATTCCTGTCCATTAAAGTAAATCTTATTTCTGTCTAAAAATAACCCATTACCATTCTCCCAAGGAGAACTCCCTGGATTTGTAGGAGTCAATATCATAGCTCCTGCATTGCCATCTCCTCCTGTATTATGATATCCTATCATAGCCCTTATTTCATTACCTACCATCCATCTAATAGGAGCACCATAATTTGACGTTGATTTAAGAGTCTGCACCATAAAAGCTTCCGTAAATGGAGCAAATACTATATTACCACTCATAGTACCACCAGTTAATGGAAGATAGCCACTCAAATGATTCGTAGTAGCTAATTCTTTCCAAGATGTATGTGCTGTAGGATCATTTGATACATTAGCGCCACCTCTAACAAACCATCTGTTACTATCATAGGTCCCATAAATCTGACTAGATCCATTATATACACCGGGAATATTAATAAGTGATCCTGCCTCTTGTATAGGATACTCTCTGTCAGGAGTAGCATTAACATTAAGTGTTTGGGCTGATAATCTTGGGAATTTACCAAGACTATTCAAATTGTGCTCGTATAGGTCTGATGATACATTATAATCATCAAGTACAGTATATAACGTACCTCCCCTATCATGTACTAAATTAAATAATCCTGATCTTATTCTTGTAGTTCCGTGTTCAGCTCCTATATGAGTGTACTGTGAATCCTCAGTACCTCCGTTACTGAATACAAGAAGAGAAAAATTAGTAGCTCTGTCAAGAATTCTGGTTATATTCAGGTCATTATAAATATCTACAGGAATATTATTAGATTGAGAACCTCCAATAATCAAATGGTCATTAGTAGTTACGTATATTCCTTCAACAGCACCAGATGTCGTATTAAACAGTATTCCTTGGTTATTAGCTAATATAGGTCTCCCATCTGCTCCTATAGTCATATGACCTCTACCACTATAAGGATAGTATACAGTACTCAGATTATTTATATCTGATTTAAATGCAACTTGTTCGAACCAGTTTATTTTTCCATTATTTCCTCCACCTATAATTACACTACGATTATTACTAACAGGACTTATACTAATATACGCATGAGTATCTCCTACTGCAAATCCTATAGAAGAAGAAGTAGCGGGACCTAAACCACTATCTCCACTATTAGATCTAAATGGGACTATCCATGAAGTAGAATCATTTACTCCCCATATAGATTCTCTGAAATTATTTAAAATTAAAGTTCCAAAACTATCAGAAAGAGTATATTTTATTCTAGTAGCTTTAGGAGTCCCTATAATATTCCCCTCTAAAGTGTAATTTAATAAAAGTTCTTCTACATTTAAGTTACTAGTATCATAAACTGTGTACTCAACACCATTCTTATAATGTTTTATATCATTATCTCCTATAGTATGAATCGTAGTCTGTGAATTCTGAGCATTTCCAGAAGTAATTATTCCAGATTTAATATTTCCATCAGCATCAGTATACCCTAATCTAGTAACATAATTATTTCCGGAATTATCTATATTTAATAACGCAGTATTACCTAAATCACCTCCTATTAAAGTTTCATACTCTCCAAAGCTTCCTAGATACAAAGAAGTACCATTAGTACTATCTCCCATAAATAAAGCCCATGTATTTTCCCCAGTATCAGTCTTATTTACTAACGCAGAAATTGGAGAAAAATATAAAGGACCAGTTAAAGCATTTGTAGATCCAGCACTTAAAGGTAAATAATGACCAACTAAGGACTCTACGGTAGCGAAGGGTTTTCCATCTTCATCACAGAAATTTCCCCACATTGGGAAATTAACATGTAATGGAGTATATGTTGACTTAAGATTATATGTAACATTTCCATCAGATCCTATAGTTTCACTAAGTTCTAAAACATTTTGCGGAACTCCTGGTACATTACTATCAGAAACAATAATAAACCCTCCATTAGTATAAACTAATGTTACTTTTTTACTAGAATCATCAGGATTAACAACTACAAGACTATCAAATCCATCTATGGAAGTAATAGCATTAGTGCTACTATTCCAAGCTAAATATTTCTTACTTAAATTCGCGTAATTTGCAAATACTATTTGAGATAAATCAGATCTTCTAAATCCAGTAGGGATTATTATATTAGCACTAAATCCTAATTCTGGAGATTTTGTGTTAATTAAAGAACGATCAGGAGAAGGAGTAAATTGTATAGTATCACCACTTATATTAAATGTAAAACTAGCAGCATCCCCATAAAATTTATGATTATGGTCACCAAATCCTATATATGATTTAACGTAGTCTAAAATAAGAGGATTAGTAAATCCAAAAGCATTATGTGTGGCAGTATATATATCTAATATAGAAATCTTTTCGGTTCCATCTCTTGTTGAAGTATTTCTCGGAGATATTATAAATGACCAATAAGGTTGTGAACCTTCAATAGATGTAAAATTTTCATAATCGATAATACCAAAAATCTTAGAATTACTTATTAATTTAATGCAATTAGTAGCATCTATATTATCAACAAAATCTAATCCACCTTTATCACTATATACAGTATTAGAAGATTTAATTAGTTTCTTACTTGAATCATATTGTAGAAACATTCTATCTTCTATATCTGTATCTAAATAAGCCGATTCATATCCATCATCTCTTTTAAAAGCTGGAGCCCAAATCTCTTTATCAAATATATATTTAGTAGCAGAAGGGCTTGATTTAAATAAAATATCATCTAAAACCCTCAAACTTAAATATTTATCATTACTATTTCCATATTGTAGATACAAATCATTATCAACTCTTTTAAATATAAGATCAGTATCTTTCTCAGATAAATTCTGTAATGCAAATCTTAACGCTAATTGAATTGGAACCGTGCTAGTAGTTTGTGCTCTTTTAAATGTAGAATTCCAGGTTAAGAAAGCACCATCTACCATATCAGGTTCATTATCTCGAAGCATTAAAGGGAATTGATTTCCCTCAGTACCACATTTAAATCTATCATCAGATTCATCAAAGATAATAAAATAATTCGGAAGTTTTCCTCTATCAATCTCCAATCCAGAGATTCCTTTAGTAACGCCTTCACCTTGTTCTCCACTATTTAAAGTAAGGATGTTGTCAGTTACTTTTACTTCTTCCGTATCTATAATAAAAGCATCTCCGCCAAATACTATATCCTCTTTAATAGTTAAATTCCTAACTATTAAATCCCCATATTCTGTATCATCCTCATTTCTAACACTAAATCCTTCTTTTTCATTCTTTAATATCTGATCTCCTATTTTCCATGTTTTGGAAGGAGTACCTTCGTATGTAAGAGGATTACCATTAACATCTTTTAACCCTTGTATTACATCAAAATCAGTTGAGGTGATAGATCCCGCAATAGTTGATGTAGCCATTGGGAGAGAATAATACTTATCCTCGTAACTATTTAAAAAAGGATTATATGATTGATAGTGTATAATTGCTTGTGTTGCGGATGTAGTTTCAGTATCAGTTAATTCTGTTAAATATTTAACTATATTATCTAATTTCCCTTTATCTGATGAGGACATCACTCCAGCTTTTTCCGAAGTAGCAGATTTAAATACTATCTGTACTGGTTCCTCTGTTCCTGTTTGGGGGTTATTAGATACTAGATTTAATATAACAGAATTAGAATTATATGTATTATCAGATACAGCTTGAATAATAGAAGAGATATTTCCTAATTTATTCTTCTCCATTGCTGTAATTAATCCAGCAGTTGATGAAGTAGCAGCATCTAATACTAAATATTTAGATGTTAGTTGTTTAGATATAGGATCGTATATAGGAAATATTATCTGTAATTCTTGTCCTGTATATTCTTTAGTAGTATCTCCAGTATAATAACTTTTTAAAGAGTCTATGTAATCCTTATACTTAGGAGACATTAATCCTGATATAGCCGAAGAAGTATCTGGAAAACTAAGTATCTTAGAACTAGATTGTCCAATTGTAGGATCTTTAGTAGTTACTTTAATAGAAGCTCTATTGTTACTATCTAAATATTCTACATCCTCAACATAATTATAAATCTGATTTATTTTAAATATTTGAGATGTATCTAATAAATCCTTTCCAGGAGCTACATCTACTTTTGATTCTAATAACTTCTGTACTTCTTCTTTTGTATATATCTCATTATTAACAGTATTTAATAATCTAGAGAGATTTAAACAAGCCTCTTTAGACATTAAACCATTCTGATTTATATTCGCTTCTCGAATTGGTAAAGATTCAGTTCCATCACTACTAACTATATCTAATACTAAAGTATCAGCTCCGGAAAAAGATATCTCTTTTACATATTTAGTAATTGAATCTAATTTAGTCTTATCTTCTTTACTAAATAATCCAGGAGTAGTTTGTGTAGCAACTGAAAGTGTAACACCATCTCCGGAAGAATTTAATATCTGAATATTATCAGAATTTATTATCATACTTAAATGGATAGTAGAAATATCTACCAAAGCTCCATCATTATATCTATATTCTGTAGAGTCTTTTTTATTAAAAAACTCATACCCATCTTTTAATTGTACTCTATCCCAATATTTAAGAGTATCCCTCCAAGTACAGTGATAATATTTATCCTCTACTCTTAGTATATAAGATATCCCATTCTTCGCGCTGCCTGGGATATTATCTACTATATCCTCTACTGGACTTAAATGAGTAGGTTCTGTTACATCATTTAATTGAAGAATGTCTGTGGATATAATAACATCCGGAGATTGTTTAATAACAAGTTTTTTGGTAATAGGATTAAATTCTATTTCCTTAATTCTAAAATCCTCTACCCTTTTATCAAAACAAGATTCAGGTGTTATATTATATACCTTACTTTCACATCCACTGGAATTTTGTGCTTTGGTAATCATTATTTAAAAAATATTCAATGATAGAATTAAATAGCGAATCTTTTACGCAATCTATTTCATTATATTTAAGGAATAAAACTTCTTCAACTATAAAACTTTCATCTATATAATTACCATACTGATATTCTTCTATTAAGGAGTGGTAATCCTTAATTGTTTTTTCTAGTAATTGGTCTATTTTATTCATATATTATATATTAAATTTATCATTCTATTTAATTCTAAATTTTATTTCCACTCTTCTGGAATATCTAATATACCAGAACAATCTTTAAAACAATCAGTAAAAAATTTAGCATCTGGACAATATGTAAATAAATCCTCTGGTATAAAAGATAGTTTCCTACATCGTTCAAAACAACTCTCAAAACTAGTAGCTTTTGTACAGTTATATAAAAGTCTATTAGGAATAAAATTTAGAGAATGGCATCCAAAGAAGCAATAAGAAAAGATTCTAACATTATAACAATTTCTAAATAAATCTTCTGGTATAGATTGTAGATTTTCACATTCGTAAAAGCAATATTCAAAAGAATTTAATTCGTTATTAATCTTTACTGCTATTTTATGTTCCCCTACATCTTTAAAAGTAGTATATACTTTCTCTGTTTGATTATGTAACAAATCTTTTCCTTTAGAATCTGTTATATATTTAAAATACCAACCTCTACTAGTCAATAATACTTTCTGATTTGGACGTTCTGTTATATAAATTAAAATAGTAGCATCTTCTGGAATAGAGGTATAAGAATCTTCGCATTTACAACTCTGTGATCCTAGTATAGTAACTACTTCTGATTTCTTCATCACTTTCTACAATTACAAGAACTAAATCCAGTAGAGTATTTAAGGTAATCATTATTACAAAATCCTCCACAAACCTGAATCTCTTCTATAATTCTCTCGGCTTCATAATAACTACATTTATCTATTAATCTATGGATTAATTCTAAAGCTATAAATACCATATTCCTATCTCTAAATACTTGAGAAATATTATTATCATTTTTTATATTACATCTAGTATATAATTTATTATAATAGATATATTTTAATTTATTCTCGTAACAATATTCTAAATTCCCTAAAAGAAATGTCTCTTCCTCAATCCCTATTATATTAGAATTAGACTGATTATTATATAAATCCATTATAGATATCTTCTTTTCAGTATAACTTCCGGATATAATAGTTATTTCATAAATCTCTACTTCTCCATTTGGAAGTTCTTTCGCGGAATAGAATATTTCTCCTTCCATATTTAAACTAGATGGAGATACTCCATGAACCCATTCGTAATTAGGTAATGCTAAATGATCTATTATATGCCATCCGTCTATTTTAGTAGAATAGTTTAATTTATAATCAGTATATTCCCGATCTGAATGACATACATAATAAAAATCTGATACTTTAGGATCATCTATAGTATTTAGAGTAATTAAATCAATAAATACAATATCTTTTGTCCTTAAATAATTAGCGGATATCTGAGATACTTCTGGATAGATACTACTAGTACTTATACCAGTAGTATCCTTTAATGTAAATCCAGATATTCCGTATTCAGTTAATGAAATACTTAAATTTAATGAAATATTTTTCATTTTCCAAAATTTACTTCGTTATTTCTAGGATTATTATCAAATAATTGTGCCCATTCAATATTAGCTTTCTTTTCTTCGATCTTATTCCTCTCTTTATCATTCTCATCTTTAGATTTAGCAGTAAACCATTTAATAGAGGAATCTTGTTCTTTTTGTTTTAGATTTTCTATTTCTTTAATAGATTTTTGCAATTCCTCTTGAAGTTGCTGTATCTGTTGTTGAGCTTCTTTAAGAGCTTGATCATATTGCTGTATTTGTTGTTGAGCTTGTTGTATTTGATTATTCTCCTCTTTTTGACGTTTAATTGCGTCTAATGTTATTTGTTTATATTCTGTGATACTCTTACATCCAATAGCTTGTACTAATACATCAGCTGTTAATTGTCCTGATTTAATTAACTCAAGATTATATGCTTTTATAGTTTCTAAGTCTTGTAGAGCGGATTGAGTATCAGCAATATTTATATCAAAGTCTGTTACTGTATAATGTTCTGGAAGTGCTGTGAAAATAGCTTTTTGTTTCTCTCCAAGAATTATAGTTCCTTGAAATCCATCTTTATATACTACTTTAGCTATATTTAAACTATCTAAGAATAATTCTCTTAAAGCTAATGCCATGTTAGAGAAGTATATTTTTGTGACAATTAGTGATTGATTAATTCCGGTTCTAACATTAGTAACAGCATCTCTAGTTTCAACTCCTCCGATAGCTTCTCTAAATGCTCCTGTTATATTAGATGCAAGTTGCTCTATTTTTTCTATAGCTAGATCTAGAGCTTGCATGGATTGGTAGGATAAACTCATATCATATGTATTAAATACAGCATTCGGCATAGATTGTCCAGCTTCACTTTGGGAAGTATCTAATGCTGCGAATCCTTGTTTTACATACGCCATGAATTTAAGTAATCTGTTTGTTTCATCTTCCTCGTCTAAGAATGTGGGGATTTTAGAGAAATCTACTGCAATACCTTTTGTTCCACTTACTGCAATGGCATTATTTCGAAGGAAAAATAGTATATTATACATATCTTGCAAATCTGCTGTAGCTAATACTAAACTAAACGGGATATTTTGTCTCGTTGTCATAAATAACCCATTAACAGATAATGTACATTCCTTAGGATTATCCATAGATCTAACTACATTTAAATCTACATCCCTAACAATATAAATATCACTAGCAATTTTAACTACAGAGTATCTATGCATTACACCATCTTTTCCTGTCTCTATATATTCTACCTCATATACAGTAATTAATCTATTATTATATCCATACATTCCAGTATTCCCATCCCAAACAGGAGTTACCTCTAGTCCCCCTAATATTCCGGTAGCAAATTCCGAATCCTCTGTAGTAGCAGCATTTATTGGTCCGGTAGATCTTATTATATACTTCTGATTATCAGTATAATATGCCTTCTCTAATTCATCTCTTAACTTAGTTTTATCAGCTTCTGTTAATTCTGAATTATATTTAGATAAGATCTGATCTACTGTCATATAATATCTACATACAGCTCTAGGAGATTTATTTAAATAATAACTATTAGGATTTTTCTCCACAAAAGTATTAATAGGATTTAATCCTTCTATATCCACATTATTCCCACTTCTAGAAGGTTGTGTTTTAAAATAAAGTGTTCCGGAGATTAATAAATCCGTCATTAACAATCTAGCCTTTATATCTAAATCAATACTTTTAGATTGAGATAAATATGTTATAATATTCTGTGCTGCTATTTCATATTCAGAAATAAAATTTTTATCTATATCTTCTTTTAATAACTGTAGAGACTTTTCAGTTAGAGGATCTTTTGTTATAGGAGTATTCTGATCTCCGAATTTAGAGAGAATAGTATTATATAAATTACTCATATATAATTCCCTAACCCCATCTAATACTTTAAGCTGTCTCTCTCTATTTATTAAAGATAATGTCTTTTGATCTTTACATGTAATTTGCATATTTAATGGAGCATCTAGAAACTTTCCGACTAAATAATCTATGTGCTTTTTTATAAGTGGTATAAATTGTATTTGTGTCGGAGTTCCTATTCCATAATTTTCTTCGAAATGCTTATATTGATCTAAATCCATCTTCCCGTGATAGTAGTTATAAGCTTTTCTTATTGCTACTTTATCATATACGAGATCAGAAATAGCTTGGTTGGCCTTCTGAATTTGATAGTCTTTTGATCCTCGTTTGTACTCGACGCTCATCCAAATCAATTTTTTGTCCTACGAAGTATCTAGTTAGATTTAAACCTCGAAGGTGTAGTTCTTTCTTTATTTTTTCTAAAAACTTCTCTTTACTATCACATTGGATATATATACATAAAGGAGTTAAGTAATCTTCTGTTATATACATTTTAAGTATATAACCATCCTCTGTTTTAATTATATCCATTGATTTATTATATATCGCTCCATATAATTCTAATATGTATTCTTTAATCATACATATTAAATATTCTTTTTCAGTCGTATTAATCATATACTGAATCTGTTCTAGATATTAATACTTTTAAATCCTCAGGAATTCCATCATCTGTAGGTATTTTTCCAAAATGTTTTACTCCATTAGAATCATAATAATATCCTATTTTACTTATTTTAATTTTTTTCTTCTTCTCACCAATTCCTCCTAGTAATCTTAGTTCTTGATCGCCCATTTCGCACCATATTTGTTATCTATAAGGCTTTTTATCCTTATATTCTTATAATTTCTTATAAGTTCAGCATATATTTTCATCCTATATTTAAATAGGATGTTCCGCACTCGTGGATAGATTATTACTCTCATTAACGTTCACTATCTATGCGTTACAGTGGTCAGAGATGATCTGACTTACCTCGGTATTAACATAATAATTAAATTTATCATATTTTCTTTGTAAATAGAAATTTGAATTTGTATATAACAGATTAAATACTTTTTTCAAAGATTCTTTTGCTGATACATTTAATCTGTACATATCATCTCGTTTGATATAAGTTATAGTTGCATTAATTTCATTTTTTATAAAAAATTCCTGGATATCAGATAATATACTTTTTTGTTTACTGCAAATATCAAATCTTAGAACTACTCTATAATTCTTTTCCCTATTTTTTGGATTTGGCTTTCTTACTCCTCCAGTAATACATCCATCGCCATCAAAATACCCTCTAATAAAGTGCGCTAATAATTCTTTTTTTAGTTTTGGCAGATGTAGTTCTAAATAAGTTTTTTTAGGTCCGAATCCTAATTTTATCAAATCTTCTGTAATATACTTACTAGCAATACTAATTTCAGAAGCATTTTTAGTTGTAGTTTGTTTTTCTCTTATAATGGTAGCAAATCCTTCTACATTTCTACAATATGCATCTGGACTTATAAAAGATTTAAATAATTCAATAATTTCCTCATCCTTTTTAGTTACTTTAACCCTAAGAGTATTTCTTTCTAAGTTTACACTCCCATCTGCTGCATGAAATCCCAACAAGTATGCTTGAATTTCTGTTTGTATATTACTAAAAAAGTTATGTCTGATTTTCCTTTTACTTGGATTATTTATAAATAAAGGACATATATTATCCAATTTTTCTATTTGTTTATTTATAGTCATGATATTCACGTTATTTAAAAAGATTATTATAAATTTAATTATCTTAGCCTTCACCGATTTTGCGGAATTATTTTATTACCTTAAATTACTTTAAGGAGGGACATACAAAGTTTATCCCCATTGAAGCGATAATATCAAACTTCCTCTTATTCTCATAAGAATAATCTTTTAATTCATTTAACATCTCCACAGAATCAATTTTATCCCAAAACTCATTCACATAATCCTGAATAAGTTCAAGATAATACTCAATAACTCTTTTTGAGGGATAAATACCATACATACTAGAATTTAAAGATTTCTTCTTAGATACATCTGTACTATTCGGAGATTGTAATTTTTTCATTAATAAATATTGTTTTCCTTTATCCTGAAAATAACTTACAATAGCTGTTCTGGAACTTTCTAATACTGCTTTTGCTCCATACCATTCTAATAATAGAATTGTCTGATTATAAGCTGTTCTAATATTCTCAGGTCTATCTTTATATATAGCTACATATTTATTTCCATCAAGTCCATAATTCCTCTTCTTTATAACTAAACAGAAATCAGATGTATCCTTCTGCCCAGTAGACTGATCAATACCTTGGTCAATAGAGTCAATTCCAGCAACATAAAGATTAGGTATTAAATCTCCATTCTCATCTCTTATAGGCTCTTCAAATATTTTAACTTTACCATTAGGAGAAGAGATGAATTTAATATTATCTCTACCTCCATCTGTGGCTAAAGCAAGTATACCAATTTTTGGTTTTATTCCGTAGCCATGAACTTCTATATCTGTTAATCTTTGTGCGATTAAATTCTGATTGAACATATTATCTCCTTTCCTAGATAAAGCTTCTTGGAAAGTCCAACAATACTCTGCACAATGTACCATATAAGCAAAGGGATCATTTGAGTATCTTTGACGTTCAATCATTAAAAATTCTTCTGCTTTCTTACGTATTGTAACTCCTCGATTATCTATTATCCCAGGTTGCATTACTATGGCAGTAGATGGGATAAAGTATGCTGTATAGACTGTACGATTATCTGAGGAGTGATTATGTTTATATGGTAAGATTCCGAAGGAAATTGGATCAAGAAACATCCGTTCTAGTCCTTCTAAAGATGGACCGCTATCTCCCACTTTGTTATCTCTAGAGCTTTTTATCTCTAGATTCTTACACTTCTTAATTTATGTAAGGTCAGCATATATTTTCATCTGTTCTAGATGTCGAACACTCGTGGTAGGATTATATTTATTCACCTACTATGCGTTACAGTATCAATTAACCTTTCGCAATTTAATTGATTACCTCGGGATTGGCATCACAGCTTTCCCCGATTTTGCTCGATTTTCTCAATGAAGATTCCTCTTCAAGCCGGCAAAATTTTATATTTTCTTTCTAAATAAATACTGGAATATTTACCGGTACCATAACCAATCTTAAATCCAACTCTTTGTCCAATTACCTTAATAAGAGCATCTCCTTGAATCCATTTCTTAATCAACTCAGGGTCAGAACCACATTCTTCGTATATAAGTAATTCACATCGATCACCTCTGACTTTAGAAGGTTTATCTGCTACGATACCTGTTATCATAGATTTAAATCCGGATTCATTACCTTCTCTATCCTTCTTTGATGCTCTTTTTTGGACCATGGTATTTATTGCTTGGCGTAAATGCTTAAATCCATTCTCTGTTTCTGTATTTAAATAATCCAATTGTACCCAACATTTCTCTAATGTCTTAGCTAAGAAATCACTAGTTGCTGCGGTATATATAGATTGAGACTCTGGTTCACATGTATACATTGCAACTCCATTATTTGCTCCCATTTCACTAAATCCTAATCCTCGTCCCTTTAAAACAAGAGCATCTTTATTTGTTTTCCTACATAATTCCAGATAATGAAAATATTCATATTGTTTTGCTAGAAACATTGGAAAAGATGTAGCACGTTTACCTTTTTTTGTTCCTCCTGTATCTAATATAATCGGAGTTTGCATTCGATAGAAATTTAAATAAAAATAATTCCATCCAGTTATAGTATACCCATGTGAAGTATAACCCTCAGTACATCTTCTGAATCTCTCATCCCAGAAATTATTATATGCAGGACCTTTATAAGCATACATCTCATACTTCCCTGTAGCTTCTTTAGTCATCGCATCTTCTCTAAACCAATCAGGATTAAAATCTAATCCTTGTGTTTCTGTTATAGGTCTATACCCAGTAAGTTCATACGAAAGTTCGGGATCAAAGAAATCTACTGGATCTCCTATTTTAACATCCCAATCAGTAAATGCTTCTGATTGTTCTAGAGCTTTAGTCTTTAATTTACTATATAAATAATCATCTATTTCAACTTCATCTCTAGCAATTTTATAGTTAGATAAATCTTTAGATATATAAGAATTATCATATAATTTCTGCTCTTCCGATTCATCTTCTTTTAACTTTTCTGGAGTATCATAGGTACTAAGATCTTTTACTATTGTTTCAGTATCTAAAGAATTTAAAAGTTCCTTTGTAGTAGGTTTCTTTTTTACAACTCTTTTAGGTTTTTCTGGTTCGGAATCTACTTTTTTAGGAATATCTTTCTTTGCCTTTACTTTAGATACATTACCTTTTGCTCCATATGTAATTTTCCTAGCCATATTTAATCTCTATATCCAGGTTCATAATCCCCTTTTATTTTAGATTGTTTTTCAATATCTTTTTTATATCTCTCCTCAGCAGCTCTAACCTCATCTAAAAGAGGACCTATCCCTTTAGCTTCTGCGATTACATCTTTAGCTTTATATCTTAGTTGTCCTGTCTCATCATTTACATCACTTAAATCTACTAAATCATTAAAGTATATCGTTAATTTATCTATCACAGTATATACAGATTTAAGTAATTTATATGTTCTAAAAGAATCTCTTAACTCTTCATATTTCCTACAAGCTGTTCTAAATAAAGGATCGGAAAATTCCTCATCTGTTATAGATGCTTGTCTTCTCGCTTCTTTATTTCTATTCTGTTCAGAGAAATCGCATATAGGAGATTGCCAATCTAACATTAAATAAATATATTTAAATTCCCTAAATGCTCGTAATTTAAATCTTCCAGCAGGATCTTCTGGACATTTATTTCTCTCAGACTCCATTAAATCATTAAATTCTTTAAGTAATAGAATCTCTTCCTTATTTAATTCTAAGGATCCGGTTTGATTATTATAATTAAAAAATTTTACCATAGTACATATCCATATTTAACAAGAAAGAGTGACATAAATAAGGAGATTATTTATATCACTCTTCATATCATACCTTTTCTAAATCTTTAGTCGAGAATACTCCTTCGCACATATCTCGATTAGAATTAAACCATACACACCTCATTCCAAGGAATGAAATTTCATTTTCTGATGAATCTACAACTTTTTCCACTATAAGCATTTTAGGCTTAAATGGCATATCGTGTTTTAATTGAACCAAATCTCCTGGTTTTAGAAATATTTTAGGTTCTTGATATTTAAGACAATTCTTCATGGTTATTAATTTTCTTAGAACTACAAGCTAATACATTTTGCTCTTGAATAATCCATAAAACAGTATCTCCAGTTCCGTCAGTATCAATTGGGAGATCTCTTTCACTATTAGCTATATACATTATATCCATTCCCGGGGTAACTGTTTTACAATCTGGACCTACATCTATTACACTACCTACAGAAATAAAGCGTTCGTTCCAAATATCTATATCTTCTCCAGAACGAGGATCATGTTTAACGTCCCGTTTTAATATAATTCCTCCCTTAGATTTAGGATTTTCATAAGGACTAGCAGGATATTTAGAGAAGATTAAATAAGTTCCCATTGGTTTAATTTCCCAATTATTTACTTTATCCTCAAAAAACTCTACTTGTTTCTGGAGTTCTTCGTCAGAGACATTTTTTATTTTCTCATCGATTCCAATCGATTTAAGAGCTTTGTCAGTATTTAATTCTGACCTAACATTCTCCGGAACATATAATCCGGAATAATCATTTTTCATTACTTTTCCCATATACATTTAAATTTAACATAAAACATTTACCATTTATTTAATATACAATGATTATTTTTATTTCTTGTCTTTGCCATTAGTCTACATCCACATCCTTTAACCCATCCAACCATTTCTACATCAGATACCTGACCAGTACGAGGATTTATCCATAATTTAGGATCACAATAGCCTCCATATTTTTCTGAATATAAAGGACATTCTTTACATATCTCTAATCTTTTTAAATATAATTTTTCATTTATATTTAAAAATTCTTTTGCGTGTCCTGATAATATATCTTTAATACTCATGATATTTAAAATATTATAGGTTTATTTTCTTCTTCATATTTCCGGAGAATTAACTGCTTTTTATAGTATTTAAGCATCTTCTCTATATCAGATTTTAAATATTCTAGAACATACTCATTAACTTCGCCATCGTGAGTAAAGTGAACAATTCTTAGCTCATCAATAATTAAATCCGGATTTTGTTTTTGAAGCATCCATGCGTAAAGAGATAATTGAAGAGTATAATGTAAGAAGTTACAATCCATTATATTATTTAAAGGATATTTCATCATTTGATACTTCTTCCTTTTAGGATCAAAATAAGACTTTTGTTTTAATTTCTTATTAGTTTTATGATCTAATATACGAATATGATTTCCATTTTTAACAACTAAATCGGACTGCCCAGCAATACATAAAATCCCATCTGGATCTGTATAAGAAATTAACATCTCTGGTATAATTCCAGTATCTATATCTAATCTATGATGATTTTTATATACCGGAAGATTTCCGCCCAAATTAAATCTCTTAATTGTCCTCTCTGAGTCATTGTAAAATCCACTTTCCTGTTCTGCATGTACTTTTGTACCATACTCGCAAGCTATCCTATTTGTTTCTCCCCAATCTTTTACATATTTATTACAAGTCTCTTCAAATACTTCTTTTGTAATACTATCTGGAATATAAGAATCATCCCATTTTTTAGTATTTAATAAAGAACTCTTTACATTAATAAAATCATCTCCCATTAACTCTTCTAACGCCTTATACTTCTTCCAAAAATCTGAATCAAACTTATTCTCGAACTCTCCAATTAAAGTAGTTACAGAAATAAATTTTTTCCCTTCTCCTACTCCCTTTTTACCTACATACACATGTTTCTCATCATTGTATGTAACATCATCATTTTCCTTATCGACGATTAAATCATTACCATCGAAGGAGAAGTATTTAACATCTCCTTCATTCATACTCATAGTCATAATATATAAATTTTAATTTCCTTTCACTATAGCTAAATCTATTATAGCTCTCGCACAAGTTGTTATATAATAAAACATTTGATCATGCGAAAATGGGGATTCTTTTGAATAACTTATTCCAACAAATCCTCTGGGAGTTCCATCAATTTCTATTAAATAAAGAAATAATTGTTTAGCTCCATTCTGTTTTAACATTGTATATAAAATCGGATCTGATTCTTTAATATTCTCTATATCTAATAGATTATATACTTTCTTTTCGTTAAGTTCTACATTAAATCTAAAGTTATCAGTACTTTGTTGTTGGTATTGTTGTTTAATTCCTGCTACTCCAGAAGCATTTTGTTCATTTCTCATTGTGAAGTATGTAAAGAAATTCCCGCTTAATGAAGTTAAACTATTACCATATTCACAGAAAAATGCTCTATCAGCTTTAAGAGTTTGTTGAAGTTTACGTAATTCATTATCGATTTTAGGAGGAAGAGTTAGTGCGGTATTTACTAATTCCGCATGTTTCTCTGATCTCTCTTTTTCTCTCTGATTGAATACATTACTTATTTCAGTTCTAACAGTTTCTTTTATTGTTTCATTTAAATATCTTCCTGTATAGTTAGAAAAATACAAAGTACATAATATAACAATTATATAAAGTACACATTTAGAATCTTTTATAATTTTAGATTTAATTAAACTATTTATGAGAGGTAGAATTTTGTCCATCATTTAACTTATTTTCTATTTTTAATACACACTTACTTTGAATAGTGCAAATATATTAATAACTTGCGGTCAAAACAAGATTTATATATTTAAATTTAAAAATATAAGAAATAATATGTTTAACGCGTTAAATTATAGAATATGAAATTTGATCTTAGTAAAATAGACTTTAGTCTATTAAAAGTTCCAGATTTGGATTTAGAGGAATTTAATAATGTTATAGAGAAGTATTTAGGTAAAGAATCTGCGGAATTTCTTAAAAAAGGTGGGAAAATTTATATTAAGAAAAAGAATCGTGGAAAATTTACAGAGTCTGCTAAAAGAGCTGGACAATCTGTTCAAGAACACGCTAGATCGGTATTAAATGATCCAAATGCTACACCTCTACAAAGGAAAAGAGCTAATTTTTCTCGAAATTCAAAATCTTGGTCTAAAAAATAAATATGAAAAAAGGAGAACGTATACAACAACAATGTGATGTATGTAAAGAATGGTTAGATAAAAATATAACTAATTTTAGAAAATATTCACACAAAATAAATGGTTTAAATTTTCATACCACGTGTAGGAATTGTGAAAATAGGATTAAATTAAATACTGAATGGAAGGATGGAAACCTTTTATGCCATATATGTGGAGAATATAAAGATCCTAATGAATTTACATATGCCGGAGATACTAAATATAAATTGCGGCAGAATAAAGACTGTAGATGTAATTTATGTAAATCAAAACAAAGAAAGGCTGCTGTAACTACTTATAATGATGATGTAAAATTAGAAAAAGTTTTACAAAGACGATGGTTAGGAGCAAGGGCTAGAGCAAAAGATAAATCTTTACCTTTTACTATTACTAAAGAGGATTTATTAACTATATGGAAAGCACAAAATGGAAAATGTGCTATATCTGGATTAGATATGACATATGAATTAGAAAAAGGTCGAACTTATACAAATGTTAGTATTGATCAAATATCTCCATCTGTAGGATATACAGTAGATAATATACAACTAGTATGTATGGCAGTTAATCAACTTAAATCGGATCTAGATATGGATACTGTTTTACTTTTATGTTCTGCTATACTAAACAGTAATAAATCAAATAATAAAAATAAAATTTATATATAATACTATATTTAAATGATATCTAATACTAATAATAATAAAATCCCACCTCTTCCTA